GCTTGCAATGCTCCCAACAATTGAGCGTACTGTCCACGCTCGGCCCGAACTGCCTGCGTTTCTTGCTCGACTTGCTTTCGCACCTCGGCAATCTGCTGCGTTTTTCGGGTGTAGTCCTGAGTCCTTGAATAGCCCTTTTGGAGTTCGTCCAGCGTCACAGCGACTTCCTTACCGTCAATCTTGACGGTGAAAGTCTGTGGCTGCTCTTGCTCCTCTGACTCTTCCTCTTCCCCTGACTGTTCCTCCGAGGTATCTTCCTCTGGCGCGTCTTCCACACCAGAATCATCCTCCTCAGAGGCCGCTGCCGTTGAATCCTCTTCAGACTCTTCGGCTGGCTGCGTCTCGTCAACTTGTGCTTGTCCTTTTTCGGGGGCCAACATTGCCGAGATAGCACTGGCCGCATCGGCCAAATTCGTTGCTTGTATTTCTGCCATAGTAACCTCTTAAATTAGATTTTTCTGTGATTTGGTGATAGCGCTCTGTGCAATCTTTCCGTTGTCCATGATTTTGGTCAACTCTTGTTTCAGGCCATCAATGGCCTGCAACATGCACCACGCTGTTTCCCTCTTCACAGACTCTTCGGGTTTCGAGGATCGAAATGCCCAAAGTTGGTCGCCTTCTAATTTCGCAATTGCAGCGTTGAGGGTTTCGTCCTCAAGTAGCTGCTTGGCCTTTCGGCCTTTCATTACCTGGTCTTCATTTGTCACTTACTGTGCCATTCCTTGAAAGGTTGATGGGTTCATCATCGGCGGCATCGGTGGCTGCTGCTGCTCAATAAACTGAGCCGCCTGCTGCTGGGCCAATGCCGCTTGCTGACGAATCGCTTCACGATCAATATTCTGCGCTGCATCAATTTCAGCCGTATTAATCTGTGATTTGTACTTTAACTCAATTTCATACTTTTTGAGGTACAGATCTTGGGCCATCTGGTCGCGCTTGAGATCGTCATCCATCATCATTTGCTGGCGCTTTAGATCCAGTTCTGCCGCTTTTTTCTGGATGTCGGCCTTGATCGACTCGGCCTGCACTCCTGCCAAAACCTCTTCCGGTGTTGGTTTTGGTGGTGGTGGTGCTGGTGGCTGGTAGTCAGCAGGGATGTCCTGAAAATAGCTGTTGGCATCCACAAAGCCTGACAACTCTGTGATTTTGCGCAGGGTATTGGAAAACTGCTGCGGCGTCACCAGCGGATTGGTCGGGCCAAGAGTTTGCAAGATTTCTTGCTGCTTGCTCAAAATCATCATCAAAGACTGCAAACGCTCGTTGGTGTCGCCATTGCCCAGACCGATGTTGATGTTGACATCCATGCTGGTTTCCCAGTGGCGCGGGTCAATCATCACAAACTCGTTGCGCATGCGCACCATCCGCGCCTTGTCCTGATGCGTCACCGCCAAGAACAAAATGCCTTTAAATAATTTTTTCATGCCCTCGGCCAGAATGCGTGCCGTCAACTCAATGCGGCCTTGGCTGGCTGAAATCGTTGCATTGACCGCTGCCTTGGTGGACGATTGCAGCGCGTCAGCATTCAGACCCATCGATGCCTTGCTCATGCCGGTGCGGTCTTCCTTGATCTGATCCATGTATTCCATCATCGGGAATGCGGCTTGACCGACAAATGGGGTGGTCAGGGGTTGAACCATCCCAGGCGCACGCATCCGAATGATCGCACCCGTCTCGTTGTTCAGCACATCGTCAATGTTGACCTGACCCTCAACCACCGCCGTGCGGGGGTGGATCGACTGAGCCAGACTGTCCAGCGTATTGCGGAGAATCTCTGACTTGATCTCTTGCAGATCGCGGGTGATGTCAAAAATTGACATCGCTTCCAGTGGGCTGGTGTGTGGCTCTGGGTCACATGGAAAGTCAGCAAACGGAATGTAGCTGGCCGGCAGGTTGCGCACCACCTTGTAGCCGCTGCCCATGCAGCAGACCTTTCGCAACTCGGCAATGCCGTCATTGTCAAAGTCCACACGGGAATACGCCTCAATGTACAGAACTCGGCGCATCATCGGGTTGGCTGCATTCTCGCCAAAGGTGGTGGACAGAGGTTGCCGCGCCAGATACTCGTCATTGCTGTCCAAGTCAGAGCTGGAGATATTTTCTTCAATCTCGTCTTGGTCGTAGCCCATCGCCAACAGGTCGGCCACGGTGGCCATCTGCCTGTGGGCAATGATGGTGGCATCGTCAAAAGACCGCGCCCTGCGGTCAAGCAGCAACTCTTCTGGCGGCACGGCCAGCACGGTGATGCGGCCATCCTTGGTGACGCGCTTGACCTGCACATCGTGCAGCATGGGCGCTGGCATCATCACCGGCTGGCCCGTTAGCGGATCGATGGTGGTCATCTGCATCTCGTCAGCATCTGGGTCTGGGTAAGAAACCACCACCTTGACCTCGGCATCAGGCTCTTGCATCACCATTTGCAGGGTCTGCTCATCTAATCCGGTGTATTCGTCAATATGGACTTTCTCTTCATCCGTCCAGTAAAACTTGGCAATGCCGCACTTCCTGACCAGCGCGTCCTTGAAAATGGCATAGGTGGTCAAGAAACCAGTGTTGTCGTTCTGGTAGATGTAATTCACATAATCAGTGGCCTGCTGCGCCATCTTGATGTCTTCGGGGCCGCGTGGCACAAACTCCACCACCTTCTCGGTACTGAAGAAAACCCGCATCAGGCTGGGCAGCATGGCGCTCACGGTGTCGCGCACCTCCATCGCCACCACCTTGGAATTGCCCTCCACCTCATTTCCAAACAAATCGCCTCGGTAGTATTCAGTCCCCTTAGCCCTTGTGGGCGACAGGTCGCTGTCCACATAGCTGACCGCATCGGTCAGGTCTTGAGTAATGATCGCCTGCAACTCTGCGTCATCCATCGGCTCGGTGGCTGCAATGTCGGTGCTGAGGGGATTGGTGATGTTCTTGGTGATGTCTTGTTCGTTCATGGCCGTGCCTTTAGTAAAACCGTATTGCTTGAATTTTAGTCTTCAAAGGCCAAACCAAGCCTTCGCGTATTCGGCTCTGTTTTTTTGCAGCCAAGGCAGTGATTGGTCATGCAGTTTTTGTGCATCAAAGCCAACAGTGTTGCTGCCGATGTGGTGGACATAGCTGGCACTCACAAAATGACTGTAGCCAAGCTGGACTAAATCCGTGCAATGCACATCGTCTGAGTACCAGTTCAGAGGTGGAAACCCCTCGCCAAATGCTTCTTTGCTTATATAAGCAAAAATTGGGCTGACCTCACCCACCATCTTGATGTGGGCTTCACTTGGAAACCTGTAAAAGTTCAGATTTTCCGGTTTCTCAGTAATCCTCACATTTTGGCAAGGCCGTGCGGCATCAGTCCTTGACGCCACCCATCCGGCCTTGACGCTGTGCATGGTCTTGATGATCGCCACATCCTCCATCAACACCTTTACGCTGGTCGGCGTCAGCACAATGTCATCGTTGGCCACGATGCATGATGACCAATCCTTGAGTGCGGCTTCGATCACCTCGTTGTAGTCATCGCCAAAGTTCCTTGGCTGGCCGTAAATCTTGTGGTCAGCCCCAAAGTTCTCAAGCACTGACTCTGGCCCCCGCAGGTAGACCGGACACTCTGGAGCGTATTGCTTGATCGACTCCAGCAGCACCGCCAGACCATGCCCCCTGACTGTGGCAATGACAATCGGACAGATCATTTCTTGGCCTTGTTTCTGGCGCTGATCGCCGCCGCCTTACTTTTGGCATCGGCCTTGGAGTTAGCACCCCACGCCTTGAGACTCAGCAGCAACCTGGTCGGCTCGCCGTCCTTTTTCTCAGGCCCAGGCATGTTGCCCATCCTTGCCAAGAAACTTGCCCGTCTCGGGTTGTCGCCAGCCTTGACAGGTGCTTTCAAGTTCATACCCTCGGCCTTCGCGCTGGCGCGGCCCTTGGCATTCAAGCCGCCGGATGGGTTTTTGCCCTCCTTGCGCTGCCAAGCTGGGGTCTTCATTTCTTCTTTACTGGCTTGGCGGTTTTAGCCGCTGCCTTAAAGTCAGCAGCGCTTGGTGCGCCTTTAGCACCAGGCTTGCGCATCTTCTCTTTAGATCCAGCAGCAATTCTTTCGCGTTTGGCAGCAATGTTTGCATATAGTCCAGCTTTCATTTTTTAGCTCCAATCTTAATTACCAGCATCGGCTTTTCTTCCATTTCCTCACCCTCCATCGCGCTGTTCTCGCCGCCCTCATAGTCCTCGTCCTCGTCACTGTCGGTGACCCATGCATCGCAGGTACGGCTGGCCGCGCACTTGAAGTCAAAGATCTCGCAGTAGCCCAGATCAGCCTTCTCGATAACTTCCTCGGCATCACCCTCGCCGCCAATGCCCTTTTCAATGCAATCAAGCATTGACTCCTCTTGATTGAAAGCCGCGCAGTTACCGCACCGGCTCATCTTGGCGTCCTCGATGCTGACCTCCCACTGCTCGGCCTTGGCCTTCCAGAATGCAGTGTTTGGCAGGTCGGGATTCTCAGGGCCGTAGTCGGCGCTGTTAATTGCCTTGGCCCTGTTGCGCAGGTTGACAGTAATGTCTTGAGTGGCCGCAGGGCAGCTTTCGCCAGCCTCATCGTCACCCATCAACTGGCTCATGGTTTCTTTGATCGTGGCCATCAGCGCATCCCCTTTGTTTTCATGTTCTTTGCCGTGCGCTGACCGCGCATGGGCAGCTTGGCCTCTGACAGCGCAATGGCAATCGCCTGCTTTGGATTCTTGACCGGCTTGCCGCTGCTGGTCAGCTTGCCAGCCTTAAACTCACCCATCACCTTGCCGACTTTTTTCTGGCCTTTGGTCATCATGGTCAAACTCCTTGGTTGAAATGCCCAATTATGCAACTCTGGCAAGGTTTCGGCGCAGCGGCTGGCTCCACTTGTTGCTCCCCGCTGACCCGTACATGCCCATGATTGCATCGCTCGCAAAGGTCAAAACAAAGGCATCGGCCTTGTCCGGTGACGGCAGACCCCGCTTTTTGATCTCGTCTTTGCCCTCGATGGCAATTTTGCCATTTGATGTGAAGGTGTAGCGCACTGTGGCCAACTCACTGATCAGCACCTCATCCTTGGCCAGTTTGCAGTCCCGCGCCTCCAGCCACGCCTTGGCCTTGTACCAAAGCTCGGCCTTTAAATTTCTGTATGTCCCGCCCATCGCTGGGCTTTCTGAGACATTAATCCCCCGCGCCGGCAGACCCAGTTCCCGCAGCCGGTCAACCACCCCAGCCCCCAGACCGATGCTGTCCACCAGAATCTCTCTGGGCTGCTCACTCGGGGCTAGCACATTGAACTCGGCCACCACCGCACCTGTGAGCTGCATCAGATCCAGATTCTTCCAAGTGCGGATGCTCTCCGTCACCACATTGCCTTGGCGCTTGCACAGCGCTGACCTGTCCGATCCGAACCGCGCCACATCCAGCCCCCAAACCATCGGCGCGGATGTGCTGGCCGCCACATCCCTATGCAGCGCACTTTCTAAAAGATCCATCGGGATCACCGTATCGTCATCACCCCGTGGGAATTCACCGATCACCCTGATTCGGTAGACATTGCTGTCCTCGCCGTAGCGCATGGCCATCTCATTGATGTACTCCTGCGACACCCGTGGCGAGTCGCTGCACGCCACCTGAAAGGTAGTCCACTCGCCGGCCAGCCTTGTGTGCGTATCGTAGAAAAACCCGCTTGACCGCACCGGATTGCCCAGCAACAGCGTCACAGCGTTGTGGCCAGACATCGATCCAGCCGCCGCCTCAAACACCTGCTCAGGCACGCCGGATGCCTCATCGGCCACCAGCATCACATACTCAGAGTGAATGCCCTGCAAAGCCTCGGGCTGCTCGGCCCGTGATGTCCTTGCCGATATAAACATCTCAGTCGGTGCAGCGTTGAATTCAATCCTCTCTTGCTTGACAGTCAGCAGGGTCTGCAATGGCGCAGGCATCGCGTTGATCCAGCGCTTTAACTCCGCAAACATGGCGTCATACAACTGGCTGCTGGTCGGCGCAGTCACCACCACCTTGACAGGGCTGCGGGTCATAAAGTACCAGAGCATCGCCCATGAGCTTGCCGTAGATTTCCCCACCCCGTGGCCAGATCGCACGCTGATCTTTCGATCCCCTCGGGCAATTGCTGCCAAAAAGCGTTCTTGCCACGGGTCAGGGTCTACACCCAGCACCTCCTTGACAAAGAGCACGGGGTCGTTGTGATACCTAGCAACCCACTCGGCAAAGACATTGTTTTTGATCATGTTGACTCTAACCCATTGTCAAAGGCCCATTTGTTGGGGTCGATCTGTGGTGGCGTGCATGTGTGAATCGTGGCTGGGTCAGCAGTGCGCTTGCCGCATCTTGGGCAGAAGTTGCGCTCCTCTGCATGGGTGTAAAGAAGATCACCTGTCTTTAATGGCTCAACTCTGTTGGTAAACGGAATCCACTCTGTTGCACCTTCCGGCGTTCCGTTATCAATCACCCGCGCCACAGGCTCTTGCTCTGGCTGTGCCAAAGCATCTTTAATCGCCCACCGAACATGCCTACGCTCGTGTGCATTTGTTTCAATGTATTCAAGGCACATCTGTAGTGCTTCTTCTTTGGTCATGTGTTCTTCTCCTTGAGTTTGGCTTCAATGCCTCTAAAAAATTCACGCCAAAAACTATCGGTCGGGTCTGATGCTTCCATTTTTTCAGCGCAATCTGCAATCTCCTCATCTGTCAGCCCTACCCATGTGCGCTGTGGTGGATGTGTATAAAACGAGCCAGCCATGTGCTCATGAAACTGCTCCCACGCCACAGCCTCTTTTGCTGGCTTTGGCTTACAGGCATCATTGAACCCTTCTGCATAGCCCAACGCATAGTCTCCCGATGTTGGCTGTACCGTCAATTCTTCAATGCGTTTTTCCAGCCTTTTGATTGTCATTTCGTGGTATCGAATGATGAGTTCATCTTCATCACACTCGTCCAAGGCTTCTTTGATGGCGGTGATGGCATCTCGGCATTGAACCACCTCATACAAGCCGCCCGAAATAGACGCATCCAGCACTTTTGGAGAATTATCTAAAACCCCCTCCAACGCCTCAAGCGCCAGCTTCAGTCCTTCGTCTTTAGTCATGCTCGTCCTCATTTGCTTCGTCAATAAGCTGCTGTTTAACAAACTCCACACAGCCAATCGCGGTCGCCATGTAGAGAGAGTCATCGTATTCGTGAATCACCCTAAGCAGGTCTTCCACCAAGCCGTCTATAAGTTTCTTTTGGTCGGTCATGCGTCCACCCAATCCTGTTCAATCGAACACCACACCACACGCTTGCCTTCAATGATGCAATGCACGGCTACGACATCATCAATTTGTCCACCAAGGCGGTAGTAGCTGTCGTCCTTAAACTCCATAAGTTTTTCACCCTTGGCAAGCTGCACAGTGACAGTGCGTACCCCGTCTTTGCGGGTGTAGTCTTTGGTGATCTTCATATCAGCAAGCTCCAAACCCAAAGGCCAGTAAAGAACAGCCCCAAGCAGATCACCATCAGCACCACAAGGACAGCGCCGACCATCACGCTGCCGATCACCTGCCATGTTTCCGGCACTGGCTCAATGTCATCCAGCACTGCCGGATACGGCTTGACCTTGCGGATTTCCAACTCCTCCAGCCCCGCATCCGTGAAGTGGCAGAGGTGAGAGCACTGCGGCTTGTGGGGGCAGAGAGTGCTGCCCGTGTCGCATACTGATTTCATGCCGCCTCCACTTTTTCGTAGGTCATCTCAAAGATGTCAGGCTTGCATGGGTAGTGCTCACCCTTCACGCCAGTGATGATGAAGTCGCCAGGGGTGACAGTGTGCCAGCCCTCCAGCGTAGCAATTGCGGGTTTTTGCACGCACCCAAAAATGTTGATGCTTGGATGGTCTCCGGGCGCCCACCGCACCTTCCCCGAATCATCAAACCAGCACATAAGTACATGGGGGTGGTCGCCATCCTTGAACCACTGTGTAGCCTCAATGACCACGGGTTTCTTGCGATATTTCATGCCGCCTCCTCAGTCTTGCCAAGATACGCCTTCAGTCTCTTCACCCTGTTCTTGTTGTAGGTCACCAGCGCTGTCGCGTACTCGACACCACTCTCAGCCTGCAGCAATTCATGCTCGGCATGCAGCAACTCATGCGCCACGGCCTGCGCTGGCGTCACAGTCTTCAGCATCAATCTCAATTCAGTCCACATATATTTAATCATCGTTTCTCCCTTTTAATAATTCGACCAATTGTCATATCACTAACTTCAAATCTCTTGGCTATCTCTTTTTTAGTTATTCCTTGACTAAATAACTTTAATACTCTGGCAATAGATATATTTATTCTCGGTCTGCCAGCATTCTTTCTTTTGCCGCCATGACCGGCATTCATTTATATCTATCCTCTTTAATCGCAATCTCAATTACTTCCTTCATGTCATCGCTGATTAATTCGAATATATCCGCACCATTTACCCAGACCTCCACTAATATCACCTGTTCAGGGATAGCCGGCTCAATAACCACGCCGGCCTCTTTAATCTCTGGCTCTGCCGGCTCCCACTCGTACCAGCACTCCAGTGGCTGGCGGCATAGTCCCGTCACATGTTCATGCATCAACTTCATGCTGCTTCTTCCTGTAATGCCCTGCGGATTGCTTCGTGAGAAACAATGACCCCGTGGCTGGTTTTTAGAATGCTTGCTATGCCCCGAAACGAAATCCCTGTCGCACGCATCTCTTTCGCGTACCTCAGTGCTGCCTGCTCGTCTGGCTTGGCCACCAGCGTGGCAGCTTGACCAGTGCCTTGGATGGCATACCCGAACTTGGCCGAACCACCCAGATGGCCACCAGCCTTGCGCTTGGCGGCTTGGCCCTGCTTTTGCCTCTCCTTGAGAACTCTGCGCTCATGGCCGGCAAAGCTGCACAAGATCTCCAGCATCAACTGCGCGTAGATGTTGCTGCTGTCAGTGACATCCCCATGCCCGTTGATGATCAGCTTGACACCCAGCTCCTTGCACCTCTTGATTGACTGCAATGCGTCCAGCAGATCACGGCTGAACCGATCCAGCTTGGCCACAATCACCGTGTCACCCTGCTGGAGCGTGACTCCGTTGGCTTCCAGCCGTGCAAAGAAGGGGTCTGCGCCACTCACGCCACCATCCTCAATGAACTGGTCGATCACCAGGTTGTGCGTTAGGGCATTGCCCTCGATCTGCCGCCTCTGCTCCTGCATGCTGGTGTTGTCCACCTGCTCTGTGGTGCTCACCCTCACATATCCAAACACTGTCATAGTTGCGCTCCTAGTTAATTTGTTGACTTACAGCGCAATTATGAATGAGGTTGGCAGGTTGTCAAGTGGTTTTTAAAAAAAATTTTTTTTAGGGAATGAGGGTTGGTAGGTGTTGAGTGCCGCATCAGCCGCCCCCGCCAAGGCGCGGGACGGGGGGGGTCGCGGCGCGGCGGCGGCCAGCCGGCGGCCACCAGCCCCAGATTCCGAGGGTTAACCCTCGTCAATCGTGTCTTTGTCAATCCCGTTTACGGGCGTGACAGACCTGTGCCTCAATGCGTCCAGCGCCAAGCTGCCAAGGTCGATGTTCACCAGAGGTGCAGGCTTGTCACTGTAGTCGTCATTGAGCTTGCCAGCGAGCCAGCGCCTGGTGTCCACCCGCAGCTTGGCCACCTGCGCCATCGCCGGTGTCGCGGCGTCTGCAATGTCGAGGGTTTGCTCTGCTAAACTTTGCCCACCTCGCGTGCGTGCGCGTGCGAGAGCAGCAGCCCGTGCCTCTCCCCCTCGCTCAACCCAATCGTAGAAACCGGTATGGCTCACACCCAGCGAGCGTGCCACACCGAGAATCGTCTCTCCTTGGGAGAGCCTTTCTAGGATGGAGATCTCGCCACCTGCTGCATGGATCTTTTTGTTGACATCGCTGGATTCTTTGCGTGCGAGTGCAGCCTGATCCTTGAGTGCCATCTGCCTTGTGGCAATGTTGTCAGCAACCTCTGCCAGTGTTCGGGCTGGCTCCTTACCCTTTGTCATCCAAGTACTCCTCGATCAATTTAAAACCCTCATCGGCTGATCTGGCAATGACGCACAGATAGCCTTCACTGTTCAATTGCTTTGCAATGCAAGACTGCTCCTTGCTGACAACCCCGACCTTCGTCTTCATCTCCACGAACAACCCGCCAAAGCCCTTGGATCGCCGCAGGACGCAAAGATCCGGCATTCCAGCCAGTACCCCCTCACCATGCAGCCTAACGCGCTCTGAGGCCGTTCTGTCGCCCCCATTCGGTATTGCCGCAATCAGCACATCCGGATAAAACGCCCTGACCCGCTGCACCAACCGCACCTGTTCTTTGTGCTCGATGCTTTTGCGCTTGCGCTTTATGTCAATTGCCACCATTCCGCAGATTCTACGGACTCGGCAGGCTTTGCGGCATCCTGATCCACAAACAGGTGGCAGCGGTGCGGCACATCCAGAATGCAGTGCAAATCCGTTTTTGTACAAAAGTCCTGATTGAACAAAACCCTGACCCATCCGTTCTTTGCCTCGGCTTCGTGAAACATCCACTGCGCTGGCTTTTCGTTAAGCCTCCTGAACTTCTCAAAGTCCTCTGCCGTGAAGTTCCAGCGCTGTATCCTCGACTCCCGATTTCCGCACTTTTTGCACCAAACGCGGTCATCATCTGACCATCCATCTGCCTGTGGATAACTTTTCACTGTCAAGCTCCTTAGTCGAGGATACCAAGTCGAAGATACCCCCCATGGGAAAAATCCTCGGTATCCTCGACTTGTCAATCTCCTCAAAAATCGCTGATTAGGCTGTGGATAACATGTGGATAACTCCACATGGTTATCCAACAGCTCCATCTTTGTCGGGGTGACGGTATCTTCGAGGTATCTTCGAGGTATCCCCGACTCCTCGACTTGCCCAATGGCACTGATTTCACCCCTCATGGTGACCACCTTGGGACAAAATGTTCCACGAATTATTGATTGGATTGGGCGCAAATCTTCTGAAGATGGAGATCCCAATGGCCCGTTTTACATCCCCTTTTGATGAGCCTGGGACTGCCGCATAGATCTCTGCCCAATCCAATTTGTAGGCGTTTGGGTAGTCTCGGCAGTCCTTTGGGGCGTTGGAGCCACGCCGGATCACCACCCCTTCGGGATGTTCATTGATGATGGACTGCACGAAAGCTGCCGCCGTGTCGCACTTGTCCATGGTGCGCAGTGACTTGTTGTCCTCAATCCTTTGTGCGGCCTCTTGCTTGCGTGATGCTTCGGATGTCGGGTATGGGATCACTGTGATGCACTGGACATCCTGCATGTTGCCGTGTCTTGTGATGACCACCTCATTGTGGATGTGGGTCTGGAAACTGATCTCACGATGGATCGGCTCGTATCGGGTCTTGATGAGGCGCATGAACCTGTTCTTTTCCTCATCCATGAACAGGATGGCGGTCAGGGTGGCATCACCTGTGAACGCGGATGCGCCACGGGCCAGAGCGCTGTCATCGTTTGTCTGTGCGGTCTTGGCGGTGTGGGTGATGATCTTGATCGGGGTGGAGAGTTGAGTGTAGATAGTCTGCTTGATGGCGGCCATGTAACTGCCGACCTCAGAGTTATCATTCTCATTATCTATTTCAAGGGTTGCATTAGAAGTATCTATTATGAGGAATGGCCGTTCAGTAGTTGTATGGCGAATTACATTCTCTGCCAATAATAATATCTCTGGCACTTTAGATCGTTTTGATTCAATGACGATAAACCAATTAGCGACTTCAATTGGGTCGAGATTCCAATACTTAATGTAGGCATAAAGAGATTGCCTGACTTGATTGGCATCCTCGGTGACATAAAGAATCTTCCTGCGGGATTCTGTCTTGAGTGGGGAATCGGACAGAGTAAATCCAGCGGCAATCAGGCAGACGGAGATTAAGGCAGTGGTCTTGCCCACACCAGGCTGGCCGGCGGTGACCGAGAAACTGTGGGCGAGAAAGCCATCGATCAGGTACTCGACAGGGTAGAGCTTTGTTAAGTCAAGACTTAACTCTTTCCAGTACGGGGCTGGCTGGTCTGTGGGTGTTGGCTGGTCACTGGCGACTTGAGCCTGCTGAGCTTGAATGAAATTGGAGAAATCCTCAACAGCCGACTTTCGCTCTTCGGCGCGGCTCGGAGCTGAGTACCCGCCAAGTTTTGCGTGGTGGAACAGCGTGCCGATGGAGACTCCCTTGCCTTGGTGAAAGCTCTTCCAGTGCGTGTCGATGTCCTGCTCTGACTTGTACTTGCTGCCTTGGCTACTCCAGCCGGCCCAGAGTTGATGGCCATCCGCACCGAAGGCCGTGTGCAGGGCTTGGCCAAGCTCAATCCATGTCGTGTAGTCGCAGTCTGGATTGATGAATTGGATGGCCGCTGCGGCCTTGCTGTAGTCATCCGTGGAGCTTGACAGTGTTGGCTGGTAGACCGGCGTCTCAGGCTTTGGCCGTGGCACTTCAGCCGGCTGGTTGGAGTTGTCCTGCTCAATAACGCCCCACATGGTGAGCAAAGACAGTAGATTGTCATGGGTTTCGTTTGAGAGCTTGCCGTTGAGCTTCTGGCCCGACAGCAGGACAGATTTGCCTGGTGAGGTTGGCAGCCCGAACACCTCGATCTCTTGGCCACCGCCCAACTTATATTTTGGTTTGATCTTGTCCAGATCCTCATCAGCCACGAACAGAAAGACATGCCGGCCCCGTCCGGAAATGCTTACCTCCGTGAGTTGATCCTGCTGCTTGACCCACTCGGCCATGCGCTTGATGGCGATATTGGTCGCACCTGTCGAGTGCTTCATGTCCACATCAAGGCAGACAAGGTATGCGCCACTGGACATGGACGGGGTCTGCATCACGATGCCCAGATAGTCGCCGGCTGGCGCGGCATCCATTGTGAGCACCTCTGATGCAGAGTAAAGCTGATCAGGTGGAGTGTCACGCGCTACACCTTGGCCGGACTTCTTGTAGGGGATCTTCTTGCCATCGGCTGTGGTGGCAAAGGTGCAAAAGACTGCTGATGGATGCTGCTCGATCAGCTTGACAGCAATGGCCTGAGAGTTTGAAAACTTAGCGGCCATTTTGGGTAAAATACTCATGTTGTTGATCTCGCGGTTGACGACAAGTTGTTCTCCTTCTCTGGAGTGATCCAGTTACCCCTGATAGTTCACGCTGTCAGGGGTTTTTCTTTGCGGGACAGCAATTCTAGTCTTTGGACTTTTCTTTGACCAGGCTGGCAGCAGCATGCTTCTCACCAATCAGGTCTTCGCTGATCTGGATGTCCAGCTTGGCAATGGCCGATGGACTCTTCAGATCGAATGCCTGCGGGTATGACTTCAGAGCCTCGTAGGCCAAGGCGTCACTCTTCCAGAACTTGGTCTTGCGCCCTGGTCGCAGTGTCCAGCCTTGGATGCGCCACCCACTGGTGATCTGACGCTTGGCTGACTCCAGCACTGCCTCAGACCACATGGCTGCAAGCTGCGCCAGTTCGATCTCCTCGCCTGTAACATGAGGCACTGCAATGGTGTCATCCTTGTCGGCTTGCTTCACAAGATCGGCAAACTCTTTTCTCGCGTTGTCCTGCACCTTTTGCCGCATGGATGGGCAAATCGGCTTGGCCTTGCAGTACTTGCAATTGCTGGTCGATGGGTTGGTCGGTGCGTCATCGGTCAGCGCGAGGTTGGCAGCGGCCAGCAGGTCGTGGCCGTGCTTTTTTAACTCTGCCCCTGTGGTCTTGTGTACGGATACGCCAGTGCCAGGTTGAAATATCACCAGATCAACATTGATTGACTCTGGCGCGTTGAGCTTGAGCATTGCGCCAAGCGCGTATGTTTTAAGCTGCATGTTGTCCTCGGCACTGACTGCAACCCTTCCGGTTTTTAAATCAATACAAGCAAGTGTGTCGCCTTCGACAAGGATGGCATCGGCAGTGCCGCCGAGTGCGTAGTGGATGGCCTTCAGTCCTTCATCCACATTGACTTCGATCAACTTCTTGCGTGGGTTGGCAAAGTAGCCGTTTACGAAATCAGCATACTCACGCGCCATAGTGATGAACTCGGGATCAATGTCTGGGTTGTCAATCTCCTCACCCCGCAGCATCTTCTCGGATAGCTCATGGATAGCCGTGCCCTTGGCGGCAGCAGGCCCAGCCGGCTCGTAGGGCATGAGGCTTTCCAGCCTGTAACTACCTGGGCAACTCATCACCCTGTCCATGCGTGATGCTGAGAGTCGGGCGTGTTTTCTGGTTTGATGTTGCATGGTTTTCTCCTTTAAATTGATTTTTCTACTGAATATCCACGGCATCGGCCACCACGACTCCAAGCGCTTTGGACTGCATTAGTGGTCACTTCCAAGTGTCTTGCGGCATCAGCCATCGATCTAAACCAGCCGACTGTTTCGTTCTTCTTGTTTTTAAGGAACACTGGAGACGCTGGCTTGCTAAAGCATTTGATTTGATATATCGCGTGATGAGTGTTTTCTAAAGCTGAAATCCATTCCAAGTTATCTGGCTGGTTGTCTGTCTTGATGTTGTTCTTATGGTTAACAGTTAGTGAAAAGTCGCCATCAACAAACGCCATCGCAACAAGTCGATGCACCACCATTTTTTTGCCAAACCTCAATTCAACCTGGTGGTATCCATCTTTTGTGAGCCAAGGCTTTAAAAGTCTGCCCTTGTACAAAACTGGGCCAACACTGCCCCACTTGTTTTTCTTGATGACTGTCCTGTTCACGCTTCGCACTTGGCCCAAGTTGCTGGCCTCGTAGCCGCTGTGATTCGGAATTGCTTTCCATATTTCCATGATGGCCTCAAATAATTTGTGAAACAATTTTCTGCTTTTTAATCACACGATCCAGAATTGTGTGATCGAGTGATGCCCTGACTGTCAGCAAATAAATCAGCGGCTTCACTCCATTTTTATTGATGTTTTCCACCCTACTGGATGCTTGCTCCAGCGCACTGGTCTGCCATGTTGGCTCAACAAAAACAATCGTGTCTGACGCCGACAGATCAATGCCCTCGCCACATGAACTGATGTTGCCAATAAAGCACTTTGTCTTGCCCGACTGAAAGTCATCAATGTTTTTTGTTCGCTGGTCTTTCGGCGTATCACCTACAACCATGACCGGTTTAAATTCTTTGAGGCCATCAAAAAGGATTGAGACAACATCCTTGTGGTGAGCAAAGACCACCACAGGCTCACCAGACTGAAGAAGGTCATTGATAAATTCCACGGCCAACGGGGCTTTGCGGATTCCAGCTTCGCGCATGATTTCTGACAAGCCTTCAAACGCAAGCAAAGCATTGGGATTTGCCATCAATGAATCAGCGTCAAAGTTTTGTTCGCGCTTGTCAATTGGCAGGTCAAAGGTGATGAGGCTGATTTGCGGCTCCTTGTAGTCCATAAACACATCTTCTTTTTTGCGCCGCAACAGATGCGGCTTGACCAGCGCTTTGAGTTCAGGGATGTTGGATGCACCAGATACATCCAGACCGCCCCACGGGGGATTCCATGCCTTGGCGTACCGATAGACAAAGTCAAACCAACCTCCCCTGTAAATCCCTAGTCCATGAAGTATAGGCCATAACTCAGCAGGCCGATTTGGCACGATTGTTCCGGACAGGGCATAGACCCTGTCGATCTTTTTCATCATCAGCATGGCCGCCTTGGTGCGGATGGCCTTGTTGTTTTTGAGCCTGTGGCACTCGTCAAACACCACTGTTTTAATTCCCGAAAAAGCCGTAACACTGCTCAGGATGTCGTAGTTCACGATGGTCACGCCACTGGCAATAATCTCTGCCGCCTGCTTCTTTCCATTGATGACCTTGACGGGGACAGACGGGTCGAGCTTGTTGAATGCCGCCTCCCAGACAGTCTTGGCAATGGCTGGGCAGACAATGATGGCCGGCAGGTGTTGCAGCGCCGCCGCAGCCGCCGGTAGGGTCTTGCCCACGCGAGGCTGGTCGGCAAGGATGCAGCGTCTATTGGCCAGCAGAAAGTCTCTGGCCTCTTCTTGATGTGGGAACAGTTTCATCGTTTTCCTCGTTTTCAGCGGTTTATGAAGACTTGATTGTGGATCAAAGAAAAAACACTTGCAACATTTATTTGTGCTAAAGTGCAATTGCCTGACCGCCTTGGTCAAGCTGAAAACCTGCAAACGATCAACCTGAAAGAACGATCAAATGTCTACAAGAGTCACAACCGGCGAGGTACGCACCTCCTACTTCTCAGCCTTGCAATCCCGCAAAAACGAATTGAACGGCAAGGATGAGTTCAGCACTCAGATCCTCATTCCTAAGACCGACAAAGAAACTTTGAGCGCACTCAAAGCTGCGGCCAAAGAGGCACTGGTCGCTAAGTTTGGGGACAAGATACCCAAGAATGTGCGGTCACCACTTCGGGATGGCGATACCGAAACCAAGGTGGACGGATCACCACTTGGCAAAGAGTACGCCGGCCACTTCTACTGCAATGTGAAGTCAACCGCCAAGCCTGGTGCTGTTGATGTGCATGGCAATGACCTGCTTGGCAATGACGATATTGTCTCTGGCGACTACATTCGGGTCAGCCTGAATGCCTATGCCTACAGTCAAGCTGGCAATAACGGCGTGAGCTTCGGCCTGAACAACATTCTGCTGGTTCGCAAGGGTGAGCCTCTGGGCGGTACAAAGCCAACTGCTGCCGCCGACTTCGGCATCGTCAAAGGTGCAGCGCCAGCCGCTGCTGCAGCCGCATCATCCGGCTGGGATGATGATGACGCGCCGTTCTAACTTGTAGGCTTGGCCTCAATCAGCCTGCGCAGTGCCTGCTCAAGTTGATTGACCGACTCCCACAGGGGTTTGACAGACCCTGACATCCAGCGGCTCACCTGCGGCTGCTGGATGCCAGCCTCGCGGCATACCGCATTCATCCTAATCCCGTGTTCTCTGGCCTTGTCTCTGATGTCTTGTACTGATTGCATTTAGTGGATTTTAATCGAATAATTAAAATTATTGACTACTTTGCAATATTCTTTATTTGCTGTAAACTTCGTAACACTATCAACTCAAGGGGACAACATGAATAAATTAAGCAATCGCGCCGATGCAGCACTGGACTACCTGCTGTGCCTGATCATTGGCTGCGGCTTGGCTGCGGCACTGATCTCTTGGTGGTCAGCATGAGTGATGAGCCAGCGCTGGAGGCGGCCATAGAGTTCATGGACGATCTGCTCAGTCCTGAGTGCTATGGCCATGCAATCCCTTCAGACGCCCACACTCGGGCGCTGGTGGTGCGCATCATGCTCAAGCGCGAGTACAACCGCCGGATGCAAGCCCGAAATGAAGCGCGGCCTAAAACCAATTTATAGGCCGGCCATCGTCCGGCTGCTCAGTATTGGCCCGTTGACTGTGGCCGAGATAGCCGTGCGCCTGCCATGCTGCCTGACCACTGCCTACGACAATGTGCGTGAACTACGAAAGGCTGGGCTGGTACGGGTGCATGGTTATCAAAAGACCGGCAACATGACCACGGCCCTGATGACTTTGGGCAGCGAGCCGGATGCACCCAAGCCTCAGTCCTTCACGGCAATGCAGCGTATGCGAAAGATGCGCCACAAGATGAGTGCTGACGATAGAGACTTTTTAAATGCACGCATCCGTCAGAGGAATCGAAAGATCAAGATCGACCCTTTGATAGCAGCGTTTTTTGGGGGGATGAGATGAAAATAACTTTAGATGTCCAATTGATACCTGGCTTCGGCATCAACATTGATGTGCAGCCAGATCGGGCAATGAGCAAACTAAATGGCGCAGAACAGCAAGCCATTGCTGAAGAGGCCATCCGCGCCCTTGAGCATTACATCATTATGGTCACTCTTCCCCAAGAAGTTTCTTGAGTCGTTTGATCTCGGCATCATCCATAAACATGGAGATGTTCTCACCACCAGTGGACAGACGGCCTCTGGTCAATTGGTTGGGGTCGGCATAAACGCCGCTTAGATTTAATGGCTCACCCTCACGCTGGTAGTTTAGAAACATGTCTCCGATGGACGCTTTCTTAATTCCAGGGCCAGGCTTATTCATTTGCCCTGGCAGGATCTGGTTGTACAGAGGCTGCATAAATTGACTCACTGGTGCGCCTCTGGTGTTGCCTAGAAATACTCCAGGCATGTCGTATCCATAAGCACCATGCGACCCCATGCGAATACCCTCTTTGGGGAATGCCTCATAAATTGAATCGCCCATCAAAAAACTTGGCTTGTTCATTACATTGGGATCAAACATGGCCCTTTGTAAATCAGGGTAGTTGAAACCCAAGCCCTTTTCTGCCCCTACATTGGCCATTTTTTCTACAAAGATTTTCCTCAAGTCACCAGCACTTCCAGCCTTTAAGCCTTCACCAGTAAGCAACTGCTCTCTGGCCATTGGGTCATTGAGGCCGACAAAATCTTTGTATTTGCCTTTGACACCTTTAACTGTTTTCTCGCGCATCTGGTTAGAAATCATCTCCAGCAATTGAGGGCTTGGGTTTGTCGCATCGATTAGCGACAGCAGCCCTAAAGTCGGGCCGGTTGAAAAATTTTCACCACCAGGCGGCATGGTGTGTGGGGCCATAAAAACGCGCCCAGTGCCACCACGGGCCAAGTTCTCCTCAATGGCTTGTAATGCTCGGTTGTTCTGTGCAGTCGCAGCGGCTTGGTTGGATGCGTAGCCAATTCTGTTGGCGATATTGCCTTCATCCATCATGTACATCAGACCGCCTGGGGTAACAAATGAATTGCTACCGAGGGGGATGTCACTGACATTTGTCACTCGCGTGTTTCTACTGAGCATATCCGTTGGATATGTCATGATGCTGCCGCCAAGCATTTCGTCATAGTTGACCGGCCTTCTGGCCACAATGCCTGGCAACTGCTCTGTCTTGTACCTTGTGCCGACTAAGGGGTTGGGATTTTTGGGCGTTGTTGGCAAATAGACATTTGACCGGCTGCCCTGCGCCATACCTTGCAACAACTCAGCCGGCAAGCCGCCACGCTGCATGATTTGTGGGACAACCCTTTCAGCCATGCGCTCACCAGCGCGGCCCAAGGCCATTGCTGGAGCTTGAAATACCTTTGCCAATGGAGCAACACCCAAGGCCGTACCAGTAGCAAAGGCTGGTCTGGCGGTCTGCATGATCGACTGATACTGAGGATTCAAAACACTGAAACCCATCTCATCAGGGGCTTGCCCCAGCAGGCCAGAGACGGCGGCATAGGTGCGTGGGTCAGGCAGCGTGTTGACATCGCGCTGCGCGGCCAAGGCTCTGGCCCTTGCACCTTGGCGCTGGATGTTCGGGTTGCCAAAGAATGGCAACAACTCTTCTTCATCAAGCAGGGCCATGTCAGTTACTCCTGCGGTCTTGGGGTAGTCGCGCCAATGTAGGATGCACCATACGGCACAGATTTACCAAGCAGCCTGATGGCGTTGTTTATGCGTTGCTGCAAGGCGGCCATAGCACTGTCATCCACCAAAGCATTGCGAACAACATTTGGGTCTTCGCTTGTCAGTATCTGAGCAACCCGCTGGCGCTCAGTATCCGACAAGCCAGCGTTTGAGTTCTTGAGCATTTTGGTCAGCACACTAAAGCCCGCCATAGGGTTGCCCGTCATCGCACTGCCCAACTCATCTGCCGTGATGCTAGAGCCTGTGCGTTTTGCTTCCATCAGTGTGGCCGCTGTTGCCGACTGGCCAAGCACATAGTTTTTGGCCTCTTGCGACTGCGCAGCCGTGCCGATGCGGCTCAAGATTCCGTCCAGTTGGTCGCCAGGGTAGATGCTTCGCAAGATGCCACCCTCTTTGGTATCTGGGCTGGACAATCGACTCATCATTGAAGTGACTCGACCTGTTCCCATTTGCTTGCGGATGGCATCCATCGTGCCAGCCCGAAATGCAGACACCAATGCTGGATTGTCTGCAATGGAGTCCATGTAGACATCCACCTCATCTGCACTCTTGGACAACACTGTACGGCCTTCTTGAAAGGCTTTGCGGCCACCTCTTAGAGTCGATGCTTGCTGGCGTGCCGCAGCCAAGGCACTAGACGATGCATCAATGGATTCACGCAAAGCACCCTCTACAGGCTTGAGCGCCTCGCCAACACCGCCTCGTCCAGAGGTGTAAGCCGTATCAATGCTGGATTTAATGCCGCGCCGTATGATCTCAGCGTCTCGCAAGGTTGGCGCTTTAGAAAACTTAATTTCACCAGCCTCGTCAAAAGAGAAAAATGGCTTTTTGCCAGTCTGGGCCGTGTAAATTTCGTTGATATCCTTGACCGCACCTGGAGATCGTTTCAAGGCATCTGTCAGACTACCAAGCAAATCAGAATCAATCACACCACCAGTGCCATAGGCTTGCTCATAGTTTTGATTCTCCATTTTTTTGGCAGCGTCATCACTCATCTTGAAATACTTCAAGACATTCTCAGGCCGTTGGCCAAGGTTGAATGGCGTGAGATCACCCACCAAAGTTTTCTGGATGTCGGTCAATGCATCTTTGCGCAGTTGCGCAGGCCGAGTGCCTAAAGATTTTTGTAGCGTGGTGGACGCCTGACCGCCTTGTGCATACAGGCCGCGCACTGCCCTGAGAAGGGTTTGGTTTTCGGCCAAGATTTCACCATTGGCAATGCGCTGGACAATCTCATCAGTGGTCAAACCAGTGTCGCCAGCCAGTCGCTGAATTTCAGCCTCGACAGCCTTGCCGCCACGGCCACCCGTCAAACGCCTTGCAGAATCTAATGCCATGTCGGTCAGCTTGCCTGCACCCATAAAGCCAAGCTGCACCGCTGGCCCCAAAGTGGCCCCCGTCAAAGTCGATTGTGGAACACGGGCTGCACGCTGCAACAAGTCGCCTTCACCAGACAAAAATCCAGTAACGCCACCTTGAGCACCTGCCAATGCACTTGTTCCCAAAATACCCTTAACCAATGGCGCAACACTGGTGGCAATTCGCGGCAGCGTGGCTGGCGCTGCAAGACCACCAGTAGCTAAAGTCGTTCCGGCCGCCATGCCAACACCGCCAAGACCCTCATAAGCCAGCGCCTCCAGTGGCGATTGTTTTTGATAAGCCTTCATTTTTTCTCGGACATCTTTTAAGGCTTGGTCGTAGGTTTCGCCAGTGACAGCAGATCTCAGGCTGGCTTCCATTTCGTCAGCACCGCCAAAGGTAGCTCCCTGTGCAATAGAGCGCAGACGCTGTGTAGGCGCTGGGGGTGGTGGCGCAACAGCAGCAGACGGCACATTAGAAGCCCCGAACACTGGGGCTTGCATGAAGATGCTGCGCAACAATTCCAGCTTTTCGGTGGACAAACCAGACACATCGCCCGATTTGATTTTGAGCAACTCTTCAGTTGAAAAACTTGCCAGTGCATCGCTCATCGCTGTGTACCCCCTTGACGCTGCTGTAAAGTTTGATCAATCAAGTTTAACAAGGGGTTGCTACCGCTTGTGTATGGGGTTACTTCATACATTGGCGCAAACTGTTCAAACCCTGGCAATTTGCTTGCACGCTTCACATAGTCTTGTTGCAACTTCAAACGCGCATTGGCATTCTTTTGTGCAGCTTTTAAAGATGTTTGAATTTCTACGGCAGTCAGCGACTGATCACCAGCAGCAGCACGCCTCAAGATGGCACGCTCAGCATCTGTCAAAGTTCCTTGACCTTTCATTTGTGCGGCAGCATCCAGTTCGCTTTGCGCCAAGCCCTGCACCACTGTTGCAGTCTGCGCCAGAACTTCATTGGCATTCGCCCCAGCAATACCCAATTGTTGACCCACGCGCAGCAAGGTGGTGCGGTAATCAGCGCCAGGGCCAAGAACAGCTTTGTCTAGCGCAGGTAGGATGCGGTCTACATTTGCCAAGGTTTGATTGGCAGCCGTTGCTCCAGCAGTCAAGTCGCTTAAAGTCTTGGAAATGTCAGTGCCAACACCAGATAAAAATTGCTGATTACCAGGCATCTTGATGTCTACTGTTTGTGAGGCTGCCCCAGACCTTCTAAGCTGCATAATGTTTGCAAGCGTAATCGGCGTACCCGTAGCCTGCAAAATTCTCACCTCTGCTGGTGACGCCTCTGGCTTGTCAAGCAGGCGCAAGTTTTCCAAAGTAGTTGGCAAGCCCAAGGCTCGCAGCGTCTTGATTGCGTCTGGTGATGCCTCTGGTTTCAGAGCGTCCAGCGCAAACTGCAAACCCTTCTCGCGTGGCAAGCCTTGCAGCAGATCAAGCTGCTGCTGGTTCAGGCCAGCAAATGGGCCGGCTGCTGCTGGCCTAGCCATTGCCGCCGTCTCCGACACAAATCTTTCAACAGGCGGCACTGCCACACCCGTCAGTGGCTGCATCGCTGCCCCTGGCTGCCTAGCTCTTTTCAGCATCTCAAAATAGTCCACATTGCGCTGACGCTCGTCTTGAGCCTCCTTCAGCTTCTCACCCACCATCAGATCCTGCACCGACCCAGCACGCGCCTGTTGATAGCCCTGCTGGCCAGCCTGCAAGGCCGACCCAAGCGCTTGGCCAAGGCCGATGGGGGTAGCGCTGCGGCCACTGGCTTGCAGCAGTGCAGCAGCCGCTGACAAGGCTGCGTTTCGATTCATCAGCTTGCGCTGGTCTTCGTTCAGCAGCGCATCAAGACCCGTTGGCGTGCCACCCATGCCGCCGCCGAAGATGCTGCCGATGTTTGAGAAGTCAAATTGCGTTGCCATTTTTTATTCCTTAAAACAGACCAAGCAATGCGCCAAGTCCTGCACCCATGCCGCCGCTGATTGCGCCACCAGACAGACCGGCCAACTGAGAGCCAGCCAGAGCGCCACCCAAAAGACCAGCACCAACATTTCTGCTAGTAGGGGTTGAGACACTGCCGCCCAAGTTGGCAGGGCTTGCACCCAAGCTGGACTGCACGATGCCAAGTTTTTGCAGGCCGATGTTGCGGATGGCATCCATCTGCTGCTGCTCCAGAGCCTGACGCGCACCGCCCAAGGCCAGCACATTCTGGCCGCCTTGGAGGTTTTGCCCACGGGCGTACTGAGCCAACTGCGCAGCCTGACCAAAGCCCTGATTGCGCAGGTTGGCTGACAGGTCAGCGGCTTGCTTGAGTGCTGCGGCATTGGTCAGTGAGGACTGCACACCTTGGCGTGAGCCACCAAAGGCTCTGGCCTGTGTGGCGGCCTGACGATCTCTGAGGTCGGCCATCTGGCGGCTCGACTCAATATCGCCAAGGCTGCGGTCAATGACCTCCTGCTGGTACGGATTCATAAACCCGCCAATTTC